TACGGCTACGCGCGGGTTTCGAAACGGTACGTCTCGCCGGATTCGTTCGATCAGGAGCTGGTGGTGAGGCCGATTCCGAATCCCAACACCGTGTGGGTGGATCCGGATGCGAAGCAGGAAGACCGCTCGGACATGGGCTACTGCTTTGTGACCGACATGGTGCGGCGCAGCGACTTCGAGAAGCGCTGGCCAAAGGCAACCGCGACCGACTTTTCGACCGAGCAGATGCGCGAACTGCCGATGTGGGTGAAGGACGACTTCATCCAGGTGGCGGAATACTGGAAAGTCGAAAAGACCACGCGCACGTTGCTCAGCCTGGACATCGGCGGCGGCATGAACGTCTTCGCCGACGAGATGGAAGACGCGGATACCGGCAGCGAAACGGTCACGCTGGCGAGAGACTGCGACATCGGCGATGGGATCACGGTCCCGAAGGGCACGCACAAGATCCTGAACGAGAGGGACAGCGAAGAGCGGGAGGTGATCCAGTACCTGACCAACGGGGTGGAAATCCTCGAGGAGAACCCGCAGGACGGCAAGTATATTCCGATCGGCTGCTGTTTCGGCAGAGAAAAGTACGTCGACGAAGGCGGCGGCTCTCAGCTCAAAGTGGAATCGCTGATCCGCCTGGCGCGGGAAGCCTACATGGCCTATTGCTACGCGCAGACCACGGGGCTGGAACTGCTGGGGATGATGCCCAAGGCCATGTGGATGGCCTATGAGGGGCAATTCGAGGGGCACGAAGACGAGGTGCAGCACATCGGCCACTCGCCGCGGCCGTTCATCTATGCGAAGGCGAAGACGGAGGACACGGGCGAGAATATTCTTCCTCTGCCGGTGTGGAATCACTGGGAAGCGCCACTAGAATCGGTCGAGATCCTGACCGAGAGCTATAAGAGGGCGATCCAGTCGGCGCTGGGGATGTACAACACTTCAGTCGGGAAGCACGATACCAACGCGCAATCGGGCGTGGCGGTCAGGGCGCTGGACGATCAATCCAGCCAGGGATCGTTCCACTTCATCGACAAATTTGACGGGTTCCTGGAGCACATGGGCCGCATCATGGACGACCAGATCGATTACGTCTACGACGCGAAGCGCGACGTGGGGATCCGGATGGCGGACGGGAAGCACAAAGTGGTGCGGATCAACGAGGCGTTCAGGGATCCGCAGACCGGCGAGGAGTATCACTACAGGATCGGCGAAGGGCGGCACGCGGTGACCATCGCCACGGGGCCGAGCACTCAATCGCAGCGAGACGAGGAGAGCAAGTTCGCCGACCAGCTGGCGCAGAACCCGCAGATCATGCCGCGGATCGGCGACCTGGTGGTGAAGCTGAAAAACCTGGGGCCGATCGGGGACGAGATTGCGAAGCGCCTGGTGCCACCGGATATCGCGGCGCAGGAAGGGCAGCAGGGGCCGCCATTGCCGCCGGCGGCGCAGCAGATGATGGCGCAGCAGAAACAGACGCTGACGGAGCAGGCCGCTGTGATCCAGAAGTTACAGCAGGAATTGGCGGCGAAGCTTCCGGACGTGAACGCGAAGCTGGCGATCGCGACGATGCAGGAAGACACTAAGCGGCTGGCGATTCAATCGCAGGTGCGGATCGCGGAGTTGCAGGCGGGGGTTCAATCGGCGGTGGCGAAGCTGGAAGCGCAAGTTGGAGCTATTCAGCACGCGATGGACACGATGGACTCGCAGGCGGACCGGGATCACGAAGCGAGCTTGCAGCAATCGGCGCAGGAAGCGGCGGCTGCCCAAGCCGCGGCCACACCAGGACAAAGCAGTCCGGGAGGAGGGTCTTCGCAACCTTCTGGGACACCTCCCGCATCTGCTCAAGGCTAAGCGGCCAAGGTCCCTGCAGCGCGTCCCGCATGCCTCGAGTTTAGCAATTTCGCCTATCGCGGAAGGCGTAAAAGAACCGCGAGTTGTAAGGAGCGTTGCGTATGGCAGACGACAAAGTGGTGGATTCGTCATCCACCGGAGAAGCGCCGGACTTTTTGGACACTCTGAACGAGAAGGGACGTTTGGACTGGCTGAGAAACGGCACACCGCAGCCGAAAGACGAAGCGGATCCGGCACCCGCGAAGGAAGAGACACCATCGTCCGAGCCTATCCAGGCTGAACCAATCGCACCGGCGACGGACACCGGAGAGAGAGTACAGGAGACAAGGGCAGAGCGCCGCAAAGGCCAACTGTCCGCCGAGATCGCAGAGCTGCTTCGCCGGCGCGCGCAATTGCGCGCCGAGGTTGACGGCGCCGCGCCGAAGAAGACGGCTGACCAAACCGCGGATTCAGCCCCCGCAGCGGCGGCAGCGGCACCACCGCCGGCCGATGGAAGGCCCGTTCCCCCCGATCCCGCCAAGTGGACCGGGACGTGGGAAGAGCTGGAGGCGGCCAAGATCAAGTATTTCGACGAGATGGTCGAATGGCGGATGAACGCGCCCTTGAGGGAGCGCCAGGCGGCGGAGCGAAGCGAGCAGGAAGCGACGGCGAAGGCGGCCAACGATAGCTGGCAGGAACGGCGATCTGCCGCAATGGAAGCGGACCCGGAATATCAATCGGCCGACGACATTGTGGGCAGATTCTTCACGGCCAGAGGCGTGGCGCCGATGATTATCGAGAGCGAAGTAGGGCCGGAGCTGGTGATGCATTTCTACCGGCTCCCGAAGGACGAGCAGGTGCGGGTGTCGAAACTTTCACCCGCCAAGCTTGCGCGCGAGATTCACCGCGTGGAAGACGCCATCCTGGGAGCGCCCCCCGCCGAAGAAGAGCCAAAGCCCCTGCCATCTCCTAAACCGAAAATCACGAGCGCGGCCCGGAGGCCGGCCACGGAGCTGAGCGGCAAGAGCGCCGGCAATACCGTGGACGACGCCGAAGCCGCGATCGCAGCCGGTGATACCGCTGCCTACCAGCGGATCATGAACGCGCGGGACGTGGCGAGACGCCGGCGGTAAGGGCAAGCGTTTCTCGTGACGCCGCGCAAGGGGATCATACGTGGCGAACACTTTTCAGGTAGTCGACTGGTTGTGCCAGGAGTCCCTCCGTGGCCTCATCAACAACCTCGCTATCGCGCAGTACTTCAACACCGATTACAACGACCAGTTCACCAAGGAATTCGCCGTAGGGGAAACCGTACGAGTGCCCCTGCCGCAACGCTGGCTGGTGACTTCCGGGCTGGGCTATCAACCGCAGGGGATCAACCGCATCTTCACCACGGTGATGTGCGATCAGATCTTCGGCATCCACTTTGAATACGACTCGATCGAGCAGGCCTTGAAGTTGGAACGGGGCCGCGAGAAGTTCAAGGCCGAGTACCTGGACAAGGCCGTCCAGCAGCTCGCTCAGGAGATCGACTCCCGCGCCGCGGGATGGGCGCTGGCGAACACCAACAACGTAGTGGGAGCGCTCGGCACCACGCCGACCACCTTCGACATTTACGGCCAGGCGCGCGCGCGATTGATCGAAAATGCGTGTCCTCCGGGCCAAAAGGGCATGATCGTGACGCCGCAGATGATGCGGACACTGGTCAGCGGCTCGACGCCGTTGCAGTTCAACCCGCAAAACGAAGTCGCGAAGGCCTTCCGGGAAGGCTATTACGGTTACGCGCAAGGGTTCGAGTGGGACGAATCGATGTCCCTCTACAGCCAGACGACGGGCACGTGGGCCAATCAAGCGACCGGGGTACAGGTGACGGGTGTCACCACGAACGCCACCGGGGCGGTGACTGCCATCGCCGTGAGCTGCGGATCGGCCGACACCTTCAACGCGGGGGACATCATCACCATCGCCGCGGTGAACAACGTCAACCCGGGGACCCGGCGTTCCACCGGAACGCTGAAGAACATCCTAATCACGCAGAACACCTCGGCCTCGTCGAGCGCGGCCACGCTGCAAATCCAAGCCGGCACGCAGGGGCTGATCGGTCCCGGCTCGCCGTACCAGAACGTGGACGCGCTACCGCAGGTGAACGCGTACGTGGCCCTGATGCCGGGCACCACCATGTCCAACGGAGCCGCGAAAACCGGCATGAACGGCCTAGCGCTGCACCGCGACGCTTTCGCCCTGGTGGGCGTGAAGCTGGAAATTCCGAAGGCCTGCGAAATGTCGAGCCAGGCGCGAGACCCGAAAACGGGCATCAGCATCGCGTTCGTCCGCATGTTCGATCCCATCGAGCGCAAGATGGTGAACCGCTTCGACGTGTTGCTAGGCTTCGGCAACCTGTACTCGGACAATTGCGCGGTCCGGATCGCGAGCCTGCAGTAGGCAGCCAGGGGCCGGACGAGCCCGGCCCCGCCAATCCAACAGGAGACTAATCGACCAAATGACCAAAACAATCAAGCAAGTCCTTTTCGCGGCTGCGCTGCTGCTGGTGTCCTTCGGATGCCTGCACGCGCAAGCCACGCTGGCGAGCACCACGCTTTCGGTGGCGCTTACAAACGGGCCTTCCTCGCCCGCGCCCGGCAACTCAACGGACGTAATTACCCTCGCGTCCTGTAGCAATTTAGTGCAAAACTCGGTGGGACAATGGACGACGCTGCTGTACGTCGACACCGAGGCAATGGACGTGGCGGCGGAAATCACCAGCTCGCCGTGTGTTCTGAGAGTGGTGCGCGGCGCGTGGGGCACGCGCGGCGAGCTGCACAATTCGGGCGCCGTAGTTTACGTGGGGCCTCCGAGCTGGTTCGGCGGCCAGGCGGCCGCGGGTGCGATTGGCACGAGCAGCCCCTCAGGGGCCTGCATCGCAGCCAATATCCCGGCGCTGCCGTACATCCAGATCAACAACGGCGACATTTTCAACTGTGTCGGCTCGCAGTGGGTCAAGATCCAGGTTGGCACCATGGGACCGACTGCGTCGACGCAGCTCATCAACCAGTTCTGCACGGGGGCGGTAACGCAGAGCTCGGCGACGGATTTTGTCAACGACGGGATTGCGTGCGCGACGACCACGGGCCAAGTGCCGGTGGTGGTGAGCAGCTCCGGGACCCTCTACAATTTCCGGGTCCACTCCTCGGCCGCGGCGACATCGACGACAAGCGACCAAATCGCGACGGTACTGAAGAACGGCTCGGCGACGGCGATCACCTGTAACTTGTCGGGAGTCGCGGTGTGCAACGATACGACTCACTCGGTGAGTGTGGTGGCGGGCGATCTGATCACGTTCAGCTATTTGAGCGGAACGACGGACACGGCGGCCAACCTAACGATGTCAGTCGAGAAGCAATAGCATCGGGCCAAGCGGTTCTCCTTGATGGGGCGCGCCGCCTTTCCAGCGCGCCCCGTTTTTTCCCACGAAAAGAGAAAGACATGCCAAAGGTATTTCCGTGCTTTATGTATCACGCGACCGAGAGCCCGCGGCTGGTGAAGAGCGCCGCGGAATTCAGCTCCCTGGGCCCCGGATGGAGCGAGCAGATGGTCGCGCCGCCCGAACCGGAGACGGAAGCTGCGGCGCCGTTAGACCAGCTGCTGGAAGAAATACTGGCCCGGCTGCAGGAATACGGGCTGCGGCTGGACGCGCTGGAAGCAGCCAAGAAGAGGAAATAGAGGGGGCGCGCCTCGAGGCTAGACCCAAATGAGCTTAGTTTCCGACATCATCGACGATTCGCTGTTTTACATCATGGCGTACGGCCCGGGCGAGACGGTTTCGACCGACGACCAGACCTTCGCTTTGCGGTGCGTGAACCGGCTGCTGGATAGCTGGAGCGCACAGAAGCTCTCGCCGATCGGGGTGAAACAGGCGAACTACGCTCTGACGGGGGCCGGCAGATACGCTTACGGGATCGGGCAGACCTGGAGCTCGACCACGCGGCCGATCAAAGTGAAGGCGGCGTCGACGATTGCCGGCAATGGGCTGGAGTCGCCGGCGCGGATCGTGACGGCGGAAGAGTGGGTCACCATTCGCGACAAAACGAGGGTGGGACTCGTGATCGAAAGCCTGCTCTACGACGGCGGGTATCCCACCGGGAACGTCTATGTCACGCCGATGCCGGCGGCAGGCACCTGTTCGCTCTGGACCTACGAAGCGATCGGGGATTTCGTCTATCTGACCGACACGGTGGCGTTGCCGCCGGGATATGAAACGGCGCTGGTGAAGGCGTTTGCGATGGAGCTGTGCATTCCGTTCGGGCGGCCGATCCCCGACGGGCTGCCGCAAATGGCGCAAGCGGCCATGCTGTCCATCCAAACGCTGAATGCCGAGATCCTGGGGATTCCGATGCCTGGGGCGCCGGCGCAGCCTCCGCAGCCGGGAGGCGGCCGGCAGTGACCGTAGCGGACCTAATCAATTCGGCGGCGAAGGCGCTAGGCAAACTGCGCGCGGGGGGCGGCCTGTGCGCCTCCGAGCAGGCGGACGGCCTAGGCGTGCTGAACGCGCTGGTGGATTACTGGCAGACGCGGCGGCTGTTCGTCTACACGATCCGCATGGACATGTACACCTTCAGCGACAAGGGGCCACCCGATAACAACCAGCCGGCGGTGTACCAATTGGGGCCGGGCTCGGCCGACTGGCCCGGCAGCGTCCGGCCGACGCACATCGAGAACGCCAACATCTGCCTGACCGACCAAGTACCGGGAGTGTTCACCCCGCTGCAAATTCTGGACGCGGACGAATGGGCGGCGATCACGCTGGAGCAGATGCCGGTGACGCTGCCGACCAAGATGTACTGCGATTACGCCTATCCGAACGCGAACTTGTATTTCTGGGGCCAGCCCACCCTGCCGTATCTGTTCCAGTGCTTCACCTGGCAGCAGATCGCGGCGTTTACGGGATTGGCAGAGATCATCGCACTGCCTCCGGGGTATCAGACCGCATTTCTGTACACCCTGGCGGAGCTAGTGGGTCCCCAGTGGGGCACACCGGTACCGCAGCAGGTCATCGACATGGCACGCAAAGCCAGGGCAGGAGTGCAGGGACTGAACTCCCGATCTCCGAAATTGCGAACGAAGGACTCCGGCATGCCGGAGAGCGGGCCGGCGATGCCGACGTTCAACTACCGGACGCGAGGATTTTAGGCCGGGATCATGAGGTTTGACGGTTTCACTTCCGGGTTCTATTCGTTCCCTTCGCTGAACGCGGCGGCGCAGACGACGATGAACTATTACCCGGATCTAGTGGAAGGATCGTTGCCGAACGCCGGGGTCCCGCAGGGCGCGGAGAAAGCGCGCAAGGTGCTGACGCCCACGCCGGGGCTGGATCTCTACATGGCACTGGCGGCCAGCCCGTGCCGGGCGCTATGGGCGGGAGAAAACCGGCTGTTCGTGGTATACGGGCTGTTTCTGTACGAGGTGAAGGGCCCGGCGTCCTTGGTCGGCCATGGCTCGGTGGGCAACGATGGCGCGCCGGCGCAGATCTTGGGCAACGGCGATCAGTTGCTGGTGGTGTCGGCGGGGCAGGCTTATTGCGACACGGGCTACGGGGTGGCTCCGTGCCAATTCTCGACGCAGCTTTACGACCTGGTGATCGAGCCGTCGACGGGCGCCTACCCCGGCGCGCTGACGGGCGACACGGGGGGCATCTTCGACGCCTCAGACGTGCACTGCACGGTGGTGATTACGGGAGGAGCGGGGTTCAACCAGGGGACATTCACGATCACGGCCGTCAACGGGGACGGCTCGGCCGTGGGCAGCGCATCCTGGGGTACCGAGGGATCCGTCGAGGGGACCGGCTACGAAAACCTGTGGGTGCCGCGATCGCTGACCGGACTTTCCATCGACGCCAGCACGGGCGGCCTCGAGGTTCCGGGCGGCTTCGGAGCGCTGGACGTGGGTGCCATCATTACGGTCGATTACGGCACAGGCTTCGATTTCCAGTCGCAGGCGATCACGTCCGTGAACGCCTCGGGAGAAGCATTTGGAGAGCAACCTTGGGGGACCCCGGGCTCTACGGGAGGCGAAGCCACAGAGACGTTGCCGCAATACGTCACGGCCGCCCAGGGGGCTTTTCTGGACGGCACCTTCTTTGCGCTGGACCCGTACACGAACATCGTGTACTACTCGGCGCTGAACGACGGAACGAGTTGGGATCCACTGCAATTTTTCAGCAAGGAAGCCTACCCCGACTCGGTGGCGGCGATCATAGCCGACCACGAGCAGATCTATCTGCTGGGATCGCTGGAATCGACGGAGGTGTGGTACGACACCGGGAGCGGAACCAACCCGTTTCAGCGCAATCCGAGCTACTTCATGCACTACGGGTGCCAGGCGCCGTGGAGCGTATGCCGTCTGAGCACCGGGGTGGCGTGGATAGGCGGGGACGTGAAGCGCGGATCGCGGGTGGCTTTTCTGGCGATCGGGTACATCCCGCAGCGCATTTCGACGGCGGCGATCGAGAAGGCCTGGGGAGCGTACGCGACCGTCGACGACGCGGTGGCTTTCTCGCGCATCCAGGACGGCCACGAATTCTGGGAAATCAACTTTCCGACGGCGAACGCGACGTGGGTGTACGACGCAACGCTGGGCGAGTGGCACCAGAAGGGGTGGTGGAACGGCACGGGGTGGGACCGGCAGCGCGCGGCGTTTCACGCGTGCATCGGGATCGACACGATTGACGAAGTGCACTTCGTGGGCGATTGGCAGAACGGAAACCTGTATACCATGGCGTCGGCTTATGCGCAGGACAACGGGACGGCGATTCACCGCCGGCGTCGCGCTCCGCACCTGTCGAACGAAAATAAGCGGCGCTTCTATTCCCTGTTCGAGCTGGACTGCGACACCCAAGAAGCGGACCTGAATAACGCTCCCCCACGGGTGCGCTGGCTCAGGGTCGGATCCAGCCGCGACCGGATTTACCAGGTCGACGACGACGGAGCGGGGAACCTGACGCTGAGCTATTCCGACGACCGTTGCCTGAGCTTTACGGAACGCTCGCCGATCGCCGTGGCCAGCGGGGCAGCGGCGATCACTCTGGTGGCGGCGTACGTGGATTTGGTGGAGGGCACCGGATGAGCGGGCTACAGATGCCAACCCAGGCACAGGTGCTCACGGCGGACGGCTCTTTCACGCTGCCCTGGCTGAACTTCATCAGCGCGCTGGCCAGCGCGTCGGGGTCTAGCGCGGCGTCGCCGGCCGGAGGGACGGCGGTTGCCCAGTTCGAAGCCGTCGCCGGGGCCCCGTTGACGGTGGTCGCGAACACGGCGGCGGCGGACGGACTGATCCTCGGCGTGGTGATCACGCAGGACGCGGAGGGGTGGCCGGTCTCCTGGAGTGCCGAGTTCGCTGGCGTGACGGACACGACCGTGCCGACGGACCCGAACACTACGAGCACGTATCTTTTCATTGGCCGCTCGTCGGACGGGCGCTGGATCAGCGCCGGAATCGGCTCGGAGGGCATGACGCTATGAGGTCGGCGATCTTGCTCTCGGTCTTGGCGGGGGTTGCGGCGGCGCAGAACAGCGCGTACTTCGGCGTCTGCGATCAGACCGGTGCGCCCCACTGCATCAAGTACAAGCTGCCCGCCGGAGCGCTGGCGGGCGACGAGCTGGTGCAGGGCTACTCCCTCGCGGAGCAAGGAATTCACGTCTCGGGGAAAACCATCTCGGCCCTCTATGGCTCGACCGCGATGGGGCTGAACCTCTGGTACGACCCGGCGTACGATTCAGCCTACATCACGGTGTATGGCAGCGCGGGGACGCCGATGCCGCTCAACGTCAATCTGGGGCTGCTGGGCGGTTACGTGATTGCGCCGGGGTTCGTCTCGTCGGTCCCGGGAGGTTCGTGGCAGGGATTCAACAGCGCCACGGACGGCATCGCGGCACGCGGCGTCGCCATCGCCGAGAACGTGGCGGGGACCGCGGGCGGGGCGCTCGATTTTGGGGCCGTCACGATTTCGCCGAATTCCGGGCGCACTTGCATGGACGTGTGGGGCAACGTGGTCAGCATCCCCGTCCCGCTGCCTGGGCTGCCGGCGAACCTCTGGACGGCCGGTACCTATTCCGACGTCCCGATGTGGAACAGCACCTCGCCGATGCAGGGATACCTGGATCCATACTCGGGGCTGGTGAACACGTCCGGCACATCCGTATCGCTTGTGAGCGGTGGCGGATTCCGCACGGGGACCTACTGGGACGGATATCCGATTTTCATCAATGGGGTGAGCTACATCGTGTCGTCCGTTGGCTCCTCCTCGGCTCTGACACTGCAGACGAGCGCAGGCACCCAGACCAGCGTGCCGTACTATGAGCCGTTCTCAGTGGCGGGTTGGGGGGCCGGGGTGTATCCGATCGGCCAGACGCCCTGCAATGGCGGCCCTATCGTTCCCTCGGGCGCCCCCAACGGGATCAACAGCAGCTCGTATTTCGCGAGCCTCTATGGGTTCGCGGCAATGACGCACGGGGCGTACAACTCCTTCCAGTCGTATTCGGATGGGAGGTATCCGGCCGGAGGGGTGGTGGCCGGGCAAATCCTGGCCACGACGATCTATCCGGGCGGTACGGTGACGCGGACGGGCACGCTGACGGTGCCGACGGCGCTGGGTGGGATACTGTACCTTTACCCAGCGGACCAGGACCCTTCGGCAGGCACTATCGCGACGGTTGACAACCCCCTGCTGCCGGGCTACGGGTCGCCCGGCGAAGGGATGCTGGCGACGCGCTCCGATCTGCACTGCCTGCGTTACTACAACGCGAGCACGTCGACGTGGAGCTGTATCGGGGGCGGGTCCGGAGTGTCCTCGATCACGGGCACGGCAAACGAGGTCCTGGCGAATGGGAATTCCGGGACGGCACAGACCGGCGCGATCACGCTGACTCTCCCCCAGGACATCGGGACGGGGTCCAATCCGACGTTCGCCTCGCTCACAGCCACCGGAGTGATTCAATCGACGGCGAGCGGGACGGCAATCGCCTTTCAGACGGGCTCTCCTTACAACTTCCAGGTGAACGGGAACGGGGTAGTTAGCGCCCAGCAGTATCTCGCATCGAACACGACGAACACGGGTGCGACCCTGCTCGCAGTTGGCTACGGATCGGGCAGCAGCTATACGTGGCCGTTCACAGTGACCACGGCCGGCAATGTCGTCCTGAACAACCTGACGATCAACGGGACGTGCACCGGATGCGGAGGCGGAGGCGGATATTGGGACCTCTCGAGCGGCTTGCTTTACCCGGCGAGCACGAGCGACCAGGTGCTGATTGGCCAGACTTCCGGCGACGGCAGCGGCGCCGCGCTGCAGATCGAAGGCCGGCTGGTGGGGAGCCAGTACCTGGGGATCAACTCCTCCGGGGTCGTGCAGATCTACCCTCTGGCCGGATACAACACACAAATCGTCTTCCAGACCAAGACCGTCGGGGGAACGTACGTAGCCACGCAGATGGACGCTCAGGGCAACATCAGCACGGGCTGTCCCACCGGCATCAGTGCGACGTGTGGGGTGATTGCGGCAAACAACCTGGCGCTGGCAGCCACGTCCTCCTGGTCGGTCCCTTACACCAGCTATGGGGGATTAGGGTTCAGCTCAGGGGCTACCTGGGAATTCTGGATACCCGAGGGGTCGGGGATTTACGGGGCTGGCGGCTGGGGACCCTGGAGCCCGGAGGGGGCAAGCAACCAGTGTGTGGGGAGCGCCTGCCTTGGGGGCAGCCCGGCGCTGAACACGGTTTATCGCAACACTCACAGTACTACGATGCTGGTGACCGCCACCGTGTACTCGACCTGCTGCACGATCTACGGATTGACCGACAGCTCCTCGACACCCAGCACAACGGTGGCCGCGATCGAACCTCAAGCGGCGATATCCAGCGGGTTTCCGATGAGTTTCAATGTGCTGCCGGGGAATTATTACGAACTGCAATCGACGTTGACGACCAACTCCGCGATAACCGGCTTGGCGGAATGGTGGTAGGAGCAATTCCGAAGCACGAAAGGGAGAAATGAAGCTCGTGTTTTACCCAACGATGATCGCACTGCTGGGCCTGTCCCTCACGGCCAAAGACAAGCCGGCCGATGTTTTGAAGGCCGCTCAGCAAGAGACGCGCTTCGCCAAACTCGAGGTGCAATTGCTGCGCGAAGCGATGGTCAAGGAACAACTGAAGCCGATCCAGGACGAGGAGAAGTCCCTCTACGGGGAACTGTGCCAGGCCGAGGGACTGGACCCGGACCCGAAGGTCTGTGCCGTCGACCTGGAGCGCAAGACGGTGACCAAGAGGGAAGCTCCAGCGGCACCGGTGCAGGCCGCGCCAGCAGCGCCGGCGAATCCCACTGCACCAAAGCGGTGATCTTCGAGCGGACGGGCTGCCACGAGTTGGTGCGCTTGATTCTGACCCATCCGTCGCTGTATCCGCACATGACCGACGACTTCGCGGGGCCGCCGGAAGAGTTCCGGGTCAACACGCACCCGGATATCTGGTACGTGCTGGTGAAGTCCCGCGAGGGGGGAGTGCCGCAGGGCCTCTTCTGCCTGTTTCCGGAAAACGGCATCTGCTGGGCGGCGCACGTGGCGCTGTATCGCGGCATCCCACCGGCGATGACGCGGCAGATCGGGCGCGAGTGGATGGCGTGGCTGTGGGCGAACACGCCCTGCCGGCGGCTGATCGCCAGCATTCCGGTGTGCAACCGCGCGGCGATGAAGTACGCGGCGGACCCGGAGGGCACCCATCTGCTGCCTTTCGGAGTGAACGAGAAGTCTTTTTTGAAGCGCGGCAGGCTCTGGGACCAGGTTTTGATGGGGCGGAGCAAGCCAGGGGAATAAGCCAATGCCGAGCGTCATCACGTCGATCATCGGGGGGATACAGGGAGCGAGCGCGTCGCACAATGCGGCCAACGCGCTGCAGACGGGCTACAACGCCGCCGGGCAAACGGTGAGCAACGCCGCGGCGGCGGCGAACCCTGGGATCACCAGCGCGGCCAGCACGCAAGCGAACAACGTGCTCAACGCAGGCGCGACGGCGGGCAGCAACGTGTTGGCGGCGGCGAACACGGGCGCGGCGAACGCGCTGACAGCGGCGAACACAGGAGGCGGGAACGCGACCACCGCCGCAGCGACGGGGGCTGGGAACGCGACCACGGCGGCGAACACGGCGGGAGCCAACGCAACCACTGCGGCAAACACGGGGATCGCCGGGCTGAGCCCGTACATGGCGAACGGGAGCGCGGCGAGCAATGCGCTGAGCGCGGGATTGCAGCCAGGCGGGGCGTTCAACACCCCATTCACGGCCGCGACCATGGCGAGCATGTCGCCGGGCTATCAGTTCCAGTTGGCGCAGGGGCAGCAGGGAGTGCAGCGCGCGGCCGCGGCGGCGGGGCTGAGCGGGTCGGGCGGCACCATGAAAGCGCTGGACGCATACAACCAGAACTTCGCGTCCACGGCCTACAACAACGCCTTCAACCAGTACACGACGCAGCAGCAGAACCTGTTCAACAACACCAACAGCCTGGCTCAGCAGGGGCAGTTGGCGAGCACCACGGCCGCGGGGCTGGGAGCGAACGCGGCGCAATACGGAGGGACGGCGGGGATCAACGCGGCCCAGTTCGGCGCCGGGCTGAACACCAACGCGGCCCAGTTCGGCGCGAACCTGCTGGCGCAAGGGACCCAGTTCGGCGCCGGACTGAACGCCAACGCGGCCCAGTACGCAGGCAATACCGGGGTGGGAACGGCCGAATACGGCGCCGGGCTGAACTACGGAGCGGCAACCACCACGGCGCAGAACTCCCTGGCGGCGGCCAACTACCTGGCCAACACGCAGGTCGGCGCGGGGCAGGCAGTGGCGCAGGGCGATATCGGGGCGGCGAACGCCTGGAACGGTACGTTGGGGACGGTGGGCACGGCGGGGAACATCCTGGCCACGGGCGGCGGCTTAAGCATGTTCAGTAATCCGTTCGCCTCTGGCTAGGAATTCTTAGGCAAATAGGAAATCGCATTCAATGACGGCAAAAGAAAGCAGCGTGTCGGAAACGCCACGGCCCGGGGTGGCGATGGCGGGGCAAAACGTCCTAAAAACGCCACAACCGTCGCCCGGAAAGCCGGGCATCACACGCTGGAATCCGGCCTCCGAGGCCCACAGCAGGCGCCGGAAGGCCCCGAAGCATCCGCCGCCGGGGTGGAACCCGCGCCGGCCGAAGCGTTGAGAACCGCAAAAAAGAGATAACCATGCCAGGCATCGAGTTCGCGCCGCCGACCTACTTCGGCAACCTGCCGCAGGTCCAGAACCCGCAATCCGAGAACTTTCTCCAGACGGCGCAGGGTGCGCAGCAGCTCAACTTGATGAGGCAGCAGCAGCAGAGCCAGGCTCTCTCCATCCAGGAGCAGCAGATGCAACTGGCGAGCCAGCAGGGGATGATGCAGGCCTGGCACGCGGCGGCCGGGGACCCCACCAAGATGGCGCAAATTGCCCCGCAATACAACGTGCTGCCGAAAGACATCATGGCGATGAACACCACCCTGATGGGGATGGCGAAGACTAGGGCGGAGACGGACAAGGACACGCTGGCGGCGGACGACGCGAAAAACGACATTCTCCATGCGGCCTACCAGCCGGCGTTCGCGGAGAAAGACCCGGCAAAGCAGGCTGCCCTGGTGTCGAGCATCAACCAAAATCTGCTGAGCCGGTATCCGAACTTGCGGCCGACCGATCTGATCCAGTACACGGGCCCGCAGGATCTCGTCGACGCGGATCACGCCTATACAACGCGCGGATGGATTTCCGCGAAAGCCGCGGAGATGCGCGGCCAGGCGGCAGCGACGCAGGCGCAGACAACGGCGACGAAGGAAAATGCGGAGCTGCCGCTGCAGCAGGCCGGCGCGGAGCAAGCGCAACGCGCGAACATCGCGGCCAAGCTGGGGGAGGCGGCGGACGCGGCGACCTACGACCAGATCCGCGACCAGAGCGGGATGGCGGCGCAGTTCCCCCCCTCGCGGCTGGTGTTCGATCCGACCGGGAAGGCGTGGCTGCCGGGCCAGCAGACGGCCGTACAGCGGGTGGGGATGACGGTGCAGGCGCGGACGCAAGCGGACCAGGCGGCGGCGAACGCGGCACAGAATGCATTGCCGAAGACGGAGCCGGAACTCTCGCTGATCGTCAACGACCCGAGCAAGCCGCAGGCCTTGCGCGACGCGGCCAAGGGCGCGCTGCAAACGATGGTGCAGCAGCACAACGCCGAGCGGCCGGTAGTGAACACGGGCGCCAGCGCGCTGACTGCGGACGACTATTCGCGGATGGGAGAGGAGTACGCGCGGACGGGGATTATGCCGGGGGTGGCATCGCGGGATGCGCAAGCGCGGGCGCTGGTGAACCACTCCGCCAACGAGTGGGCGCGTTCAAAGGGGCTGAGCCCGTCCGACGTAGTGACCATGCAGGCGGCTTACAAGGGCGACGCCGGCAGCCTGAAGAACATGCAAAAGAACCGGGATCAGATCGTGTCGTTCGAGAACACGGCTGGCAAGAATCTGGATCTGTTCCTGGGCCAGGCGCAAAAGGTAGTGGACTCGGGATCGCAGTGGATCAACACGCCTCTGCGGTCGATCGCGCGCGGAGGGCTGGGCAGCGCGGACCAAGCGGCCTACGACGCGGCGCGGCAGGTGGCCACCAACGAGATCGCCAAAGTTACGTCCGGAGGCGGCATGTCGACCGTGCTATCGGACACGGCGCGCAAAGAGGTAGCCGACTTCAACCCGATGAACGCGACCCTGGCGCAAACGGTGGGGGTGGCGAAGGTGCTTCGGCAAGACATGGCTAATCGGCATCAGTCGATGGACGGTGAGCTGGCCGAGATTCGGGCGCGAATAGGGGGCGGGGGCACTCCACCGGCGGCGAATCCCTCCGGAGGCGGGACGCCCGCAGCGAGGTTCAACGTGGGTGATTCGGTGATGTACCAGGGGAAGGCTCACAAGGTAACCGCGGTCGATCCGCAGACAGGCAAGCTGACACTGGCTCCATAACATGGGAACGCTGCAAGTCGATCCGTCGCAGGTCGAGGCCATCCATGTGGACCCGTCGCAGGTGCAGGCGATGTCGAAGACCGCCTACGCGCCGGCTCAACCGCAAACAGTGGGGAATCTGTTCCACTCGGCTGCCCAGAGCGGGCTCGGGATGCTGAAGTCGCTGTGGGACATGAGCCCTCCGGCGATGGCGGTGGACGCGCTAAAGAACGCGGGGCGAGTGCTGAGCGGCCAGCAGCCGGACACGCCAGCGGTGCAGAAGATGGCGATGGATTTACTCCAATCGCACTACGACCAGGCAAAGCAGGCGCTGGAGGCGGCCAAGAGTGGAAACTACACGGAGGCCTTCGGGCACGCGCTAGCGGCTGTGACGCCGATGGTGGGCCCAGTGGCCGCGCACATTGCGACGCGTTTTGGCGGCACGCCGCCGACGATGGACAAATACGGGAACGTGGTCACGCAAGGCGAATTGCCGGACCCGATGGGGGCGGTGGGCGAGGCAATTCCGCAAGTGGCGGCGGCGGCGTTGCCGGCGGCAGTAAAGGGTCTGAGAACGGCGCCGGAGGCGGCAGCCACCGACGTAGCGCCGGTGGCCGCGGACGCCGTTGGGGCGGCCCCTGCTCCTTCTGGCGGCCTGTTTAGGAGCACCCTGAACCCGGTGCAACAGGCGGCGGTGGATTACCTGCGATCGCAAGACGTACCGTTGAACGCCGGGACTGTCACGGGCAACAAGTTTCTGAAGGGGGCACAGGCGCTGGTGCAGAACCAGCCGCTGGGCGCGCGGGTGGCGGCGGAGGCCTCGCGGGCGACCGAGGCCGGGCTCACGCGGGTCGCTGGCGAGCTGGCGAACCAGGCGCACCCCACGCCGGTTACGCCGGCGTCGGCCGGCCAGGCGGTGAGCGATGCGCTCGGCAAGCAGATCGAGAATCTGAAGCTGCGCGAGGACGAGGCCTATGGCGAGGCCTGGCAAGGGGCCGACGATCCGGCGAACGCGGTAGAAGTGCCGGTAAAGACGGTGCAGCGGCCGATCTATGACGCGACGGGCCGCGAGACCGGGCAAACGGAATCGGCGCCGGTGATGGCGAAGGTACAGATGCCGGTGGACGTGCGGGGCATTAAGCAGCAACTGGGCCCGGTCTATGAGTCGATGCAGTGGATGCCGGCGAGCGACCAGGCCTCGAGCGCGGGCTTCCAGGCGGTCAAGAAGATCCTGAGCGGGCCGGACTTCATTCCGGCGCAAGCGGCCGAGCAGGGCTTGGGCGGACTGAAGACGATGGCACGCACCCCCAATGCGAACCTGCGGAACACGGCGCAGGGCATGGCGGCGGGGATCATTCCGGACCTGCAGGACGGGATCGACGCGGCGGTGGCCAAGGTAGACCCGCAGAACCTGAAGGGGCTGCAAGACGGACGGGCGTATCACGCGACCAAGATGGAGATCGCGGACCTGGCCGACCAGCTCCGCGAGGAGCCGGTAAAGACGTTCGACAAGCTGACGTGGCGCCAGGACACGGGGATCAGTTTCCTGCAGCGGATCCACGATACGGCGCCGGAAGTGCTGCCGCAAGTGGGGCGGGCGTTCGTGCAGAAACTGTTCGACCAGGCGACGCAGGAAGGGGGCTTCGGGAGCGCGCAGGGGCTGCTGAAGCAGTGGGAGAACCTGGGTCCGCAGACCAAGCCACTGCTGTACCCGAACCCGGGGCTGCGGTCGGCTCTCGACAACTTTTTTCTGGGGGCCAAGATCGTGGCCGAGAACCCCAACCCGAGCGGCACGGCCGTGGTGGCGCAGCTCGTGCCGGGCGGCATGCTGATGATTAGCAACCCGGTTGTCGGGACCAGCTACCTGCTGGGCGGATACGCGGCGGCGAAGCTGTTGTTCAGCCCGCGCGGGGTTTCCCTGCTGACCGGAGGACTGCGGCCAGCGGCGAGCGTGGGAGCGGCGGGAATGGCCGCATCGCAGATCATGAAGATCGCGGGCCCGGACGACATTACGCCGATACCGCCTGGTGGCGGAGGGCCGAAGACGCCGCCGGAAACTCCGGGAGGTGGCAGCGCTGCCGGGGGGAACCCTAGCCCGGTACCTCCTGGGGGGGGATTGAGTGGTGCGGTCGTCGGAAAGTAGAGAGGATTTCAAACGATGCGGATCAATGCGACTTTGACGATCACGGCGGGGACGCCGATCAACCTGGCGGTGGCGCTGGGGGTGGTGGCGAGCGCGGCGGCGCTGGCCACGGCCAATCCCATCATGGTGAACCGGCATTTTATCCAGATGCTGGCGGGGGGAGCGGGCCTGGGTTACGTGATGGACCTGGACGCCTTTGCGGTTGGCACGCAGGCCAATGCGGCCACTAATGGGCACCTGACGGCAGAGCTCTATCCGGCCTCCGGGCAACTGCCTGGCGGGACCTATGGCGATGGGGCGACGGTGCTAGGCGGCGGCCTGGCGGACCTGACGAAGCTGTGGATCGACGGCTCCCACACGGGCGATCCGGTGGTGGTGAGCGTGAATTTGAGGATCTGACGATGAAGCGCGCGCTATCGATTGCGATTCTGGGAGCGCTGGGACTGGCGGCCCAGCAAGCGACTTATCCGCCACTGGCCCCGGTGAGCGTCCTGCCGCCGGCGGCGAGCGCGGTGGCGGGACAACCCTACTTTTACACCTCGGCGATCGCGCCGGGGGTGTGCCCGTACGCCGGCGCGGGGGGAACGCAGGGGACGGCGCTGGCGGTCTGCGTTTCGGACGGCACCTACTGGCACGCGGTGGCGCTGGCCCCGGCGCTAACGACGCCGCCCCTGCCGGCGGTGAAATCGGCGCTCTATCCGAAGTGCAGCACCATCCGAACGACGTTTTGCAATTGAAAGGAAAAGTCATGAAGAGAACCGCGATTTTGTTCCTGTCCCTGTGCGCACTGGCGCTGTCGCTGAGCGCGCAGGGGCCGACCAACGTGCAACAGACCAACAGCAGGCTGGACGCGGCGCTGCTGGCCCTGTCCAGCCATTCGAGCGGAGCGACGCTCACGCTGACTCCGCTCGGCTCGCAGTCGATTTATATCTACGAGATCGACGTTACCAACTGCGCCGGAGCATCGGCGGTTTCCGCCGCCGCGCAAACGGCCCTCACCACGACCAACCTGACCGGATCTCCGCAATGGCAGATAGGCAGCGGGACTACCGCCGGCCTGTGTGTGCAGAACTTCGTGGTGACTTATCCCACGGGACTGAAATCACAAGTGCCGGGGACGCCGGTGACGGTGGTGCTGCCCACCTTCGCGACCAATCAGACCGTGGGTGTGAACGTGGTCTACAGCTCGGCGCCATAAAGGAGCGCACGGGAGACAGGAGACAACCATGAAGAAATTACTCTTTCCCGCAATCTTCGCGGCTGTGGCGCTCGCGCAGGCCCCATCCTCGATACAGCAATCGGCGAGCAGGCTGGATGCGGCGCTGTTGCAGCAGACGGTGGCCGCCACGGCGACAACCCTGACCTTGCAGCCGTCATCGAGCCAATCGGTGTACATCTACCAGATCGATTTTTCGAACTGCGAAGACGCGACCGGGCAAGCGGTGGCGGCTCCGACGTACGTGACCACGACCAACCTGGGCGGCGCGACGACCGCGACCAGCCTGGCGTGGGTGATGGCGAGCGGCGGAGCGACCGCGGCGGGATCGTGCGTGCAGACCTTCTCGGTGAGTTATCCCACGGGACTGAAATCGACGATTCCGGGCACGGCGGTAACGGTGATCACGCCGACGTTCCTGGGACACCAGACGATCCGCGTGACGGTGACGTACGCGTTCGCGCCATAGGCGCAGAGCAAAGGGGAACACGATGAAGCAACGGCTTGCGCTAGCCGTGCTGGCGCTCTGCGCGCCTTGCTTTGCGGCGCTGACGACGGTCCAGGATACGCTGTATACGGCGACGGGAGGGTACTGCTCGGGGACGCTCACCGTGAGTTGGGAGACGTTCACGGCGCCGGACGGCCGCTTAGTCTATGCGGGGGTGACCGAGGTCGCGATCGCGCCGGCGGTGAACGGGCTGACAGTGACCCTGGAGCCGGGGCAGTACACGGCGAGCTATAACATCACGCCGGCGGGATGCGTGCCGGCATACGAGCAGTGGATCGTGCCGGTGTCCTCGGGGACGGTGAACCTGGCCGCAGTCAGGTCGATCAATCCGCCCGTTGCCTACGCGCTGGTCTCCCCCTCGTGGATTGCGCAGGACGGGGCGGTAAACGGCCAGGCGATGTGCTGGCTTGCAACGGGGCAGTGGGGGCCAGGCAACTGTGGCAGTGCGGCTCCGTCGTGGGGCTCAATCACTGGCAGCCTCTCGAACCAGATCGATTTAAACGCTGCGCTCGCCGCCAAGGTGGGCACCGGGCAGAGCAATACATTTACAGCTACGCCCCAGTACATCACCCCGCAGAGCG